GGGACATCTTTATCTCGTATTTGCTCAACAGTAAGATCACAATTATCTGCTGGTATTACAACAGCAACAGTCCCATTATCTTGTGTGTAAACTATTCGTTTATCTGAATTTGCCATAAGTTTTTTCTTTTAATTATAAAGTTAGTCACCAAAGATCGCAACACAAACAATTTGAAAATCACCTTCTACATTTGGATTTGTTGCACTTCCAAATGATTCAAGATCAACAGAAGTTGTTGTAAAAGAATGGGGGTTAACAACATCAAAGTTTGCAATACTATCTAAACCTTGAGAACCTGAAACAACACAAGAATAGTCATTATTCTGGAAAGCATTTTGAAAATTAACAATAGATTCGCCTGAAGTAACGTCAGTAACTGAACTTACATTAAAACTATCTCTAATTACCATTGATGTATGTTGTCTGAAATTAACCCAAACTTTTGCTCTACCTTGCTTTATAGCAGAGAGGGCGGATTGGTTACCTCCGCTTGCATCTTGAAGAGTGTCTACTTTAAGAGTTGACATAATTTAAGTATCGAAAATAGCAAACATAGAATAGTCTACATCTATAAAACCAGCATCAACGTCTTCATGGAATATCTTGAAAGAGCCTGTTGCTTTATCTCTAATATCAGTCGCAGTGCTGGCCGTAGATGATGTATCAGTCAAACCACTACCTGTAACTATTGTATAAAGTGTATTTGGAAAGGCTGTAGAAAGATTAACTGTATATTTTCCCCCTTCAATGTCTGTAACAGAAGAAACTCTCATACTTTGGTTAATTGATAAAGTACCAGTTCCATCAAGAGTTGCAAAACCTACGCAAAGGACACCTAAAACGACCCCATTGCTATTTTGAAATGCAGTAGAAGCCGTTGTTGATTGGCTTTTAATTGTAGCGACTGATAATGTACTCATTATTAAATATGTAATCTAAAAGCAGTAAATTGTGTACACTCTGCTGTATTACCATGAAATATCTCTGTTACTGATGACCCTGTATCTACTCTACCAGTAAACGTAATATAATCAGTTGTTCCATTCATAGGGGTTATAGTTGAGCAGGCGTGTGACGCACCACCATCTTCAGCATCATTAGCTGGGTTCTGTCTGCTTGATGCGATAATATCATTACCATTTTTTTCTATATTAGCTTGTGAAAATTGAACATCTGAAGTTCCACCGTCTTGCCCCATGTGTGCCTGTAGATGAATAAAATAATACCCCTCCACATTAGGAGTGAATTTATAGGTGTTGGTGTCATAGCAACCATTTGTATCTATGCTTACTTGGTTAAAGTGTATTGTTGTTGTGACGTTATCACCAATATTCTGATGTGCCGATAAATGTGCTCTTACAACTGGTCTGTTAAAAGAACCGCCTGTTATATCACCAGCACCAGTAAGTCCTAAAGCCATTTTTATCTAAATAATATTTTTATTATATAGCATCTTAAACGATTGACCACGTTTCTCCATCACCAACTGTAACCGTTACACCATTTTGAATAGTTATAGGACCAAAACTTCCAGCATTTTGCCCATTTGAAATCGTATAATTTGCCGTTACTGTTTGATCATTTTCCCAAAATATCTTATTGGTTGAACCACCTTGAGCACCAGAACCAGCTTGACCCCAGCTTAGATTTCCATTGCCATCAGAAATTAAAGCGTATCCACTAACCGTAGTATCAGCATTAGGTAGTTTCCAAACAACACTATCATTTGCACCAATCGCATCAGGGGCTTTAAATCCTACATATTGAGTACCTGCTGTAGTAGGCTCTGAAAATCTTAATTCGTTCTGATTATTTAAAGTTATACCATCTTGATCCATAAATAGCTGTTCTGCTCCAGCACAAGCAAATCCTAATTGATTAGCAGCCTTCCTAAATAAACCTAAATCTGGATCGCCATTAAAACTTAAAGGTGGTGCAGTTGCACTTGCAGTACCATCAATCTTTAAAACCCCTGTAAGAGTTCCTCCTGCTTTAGGAAGTAAACCTAAATTATCTTCGTTAATTTTTCCGACAACTGTAAAATCATTATTTGCTGAGTTTCTTATTTTTATTTCCTGATCTCCAGTGTGGTAAAACCACATACCAGCAAGACATTGAGTAGCGACTAAGTTAGTACCTAGTGAATTATTGGATTGGATTGCTTCTAGCACATTATTAATGTCTGTTCTGACATTTGCTCCAGAAGCATTTTCTATGTTGTAGTTAGTTACTGCTGGCACGATTAAATACTCTTTTCCTCCATGTTAACCTCCTTTACCAAAACCAACAGCGTTATAGGTAAAGTCTCTAACTATATTACCACCACTTGAATTTTTAAAGTGGACAGTAAAACCTGTCCCTGTAATACTATCTACAACAAAATTATCTCCAGGCTGTAGTTCTCTACCAGATGCGTTTAGGGGAGTTACTGTAACTACAGGTTTTGGTATTCCTGTAATCGCTGTCGTTCCAACAAAAAATGGTTTAGTAAATGTTACTGTAGTCACTCCGCTACTAGATGTTAAAACAGTAGATTGTTCTGTCCTAGAAGGCATTGAGGCATTGTAACCTGCTTGTTGTAAATTCATATTTTGAGCTACGTCTGTTGTTTTTAATGTAATTCTAAATTGGAATCCTCTTCCCTTAAAAGTACCGTTTGAAAAATCATTAAATGGTTTTCCAGTGAAATCTGAATCTGCATAAGTTGAACCACTAGGAGCAGCACTTGTAACTCTAACAGCTATCTTTGCATTTGCTTCATTTGCAGTAGCACCATCAAAATCAGTCCAAGTGTTTATTAATTCTGTCCTGTTATCAAACAAGTCACTAACATAAAAACCTTCACCGCTAAAATGCCTTTTTAAAACAAGAGAAAATACACCACCTAAATCTAAAGTGTCTTTAAAATCATAAGTACCTGTTGCATTAGTCGCAGGGTCTGTAAGTGTTAAGCCACCTTTTGTTGAGTCAAAAGTTGTATTCGTAAACAAACTACTGGTTGTATTGTTATATGGTGGAGTATCTAAATCTTCCCTATCAGTTTTAACTGTTATCGAATCTATAATATCAACTAAAGTTAACTCAGCCTTTGCTTCTTGAGAACTAAAGTTACCCCCATCATCTTGGAATTTAACAAGGTACGTTCCAGGTAACGCTGGTGCTATTACAGAGTTGTTACTTCCAGCAACGGCTTCAATGATATCTTGTGAGGATTGGAAAGTAGCCTGTACACCAGTTTTATCAGTATGTCTTACATATACCCTTCCACCATGTAAAACATCTAAACTTGTAGTTTGATCAAACTGTAATCTTGCAAATTGTTCATTTATTGGTTCGACAGTTAAATTTTGTACATTATCTGGAACACCTGTCTTTCCAACTGTAGTTATCGTTTCTTCAAGACTTAAATTAGATAATTGTAAATTTGCATTAAAACCAGTTATTCTTACCTCATAAAAACCTGGTTTACTATCCATAATTTCAATATCATTAGAAAAAACTATTTGAGTTGTAAAATTATCTGCATCTTCTTCACCAGTAACAAATCTATAACTTACTTGATACTGGTTAACGCCTTGTGCAACTTCTACCGTTTGACCAGTTTGTGAAACTAATGTTCTACTAGGTTCTTTCCAAGTTAAGATTAATTTACTTCTTGCAACACCATTTATAGCTACAGTTTGCTCTTGAGCTATAAGACCAGTAGGTGCATTAACATTCTCAAATAAATTGGTTATATTTCTTTCTGGTAATGGATCGCCACGTTCTATAAAATCATATTTTCCTTCTACATAAGATAAAGCACTTATAGAATATCTAGATTGTTCTAATTCTTCTATTTGAATAACTCTGTATAACTGTGTTTTCAATGAATTACTTGATATAACAAAAGGAGAATTAGGGTTTGGTGCAACAGAAAAAGGATATAAAGAATTAACAGTAATTGTTTTAAGGTCTGTACTGTAATCAACTATGTCAGATTCTTCCACTGCTCCAGTTGGTAAAACTACACTTAATTTTGGTTGATCGTTTAGAGAAGGTAAATTATTAGAAGTAGCTCCATCAACAGTAACAGTGGTGGTTGTTGCAGAAACAACTCGACCTCCCCTTCTAGAACCTGCTCTTACAGGATCATTTATTGATATGACCATACCAGGTCTTACAACAATTCCTGCATCTATTGACGTTGAAAAAGTAACTACTTCTGATTCATTTTGTTGAGCAAATAAAACTGCCTTACCTAATCTTTGAGCCTGACCACGAGAAGTACAAGCAAAAGCTTTTATTTTCTTTACTGTTATACCTAAACGATTTTTTGTATCTTCATCAGCCTCCACTATTTCAAAGTCTATTTCTGCTGAATCCATATTCATGTAAGCAACCGAAACAACACTATGTCTGGTTTTTAAACCACTTCCTTCGTAACTAAATCCTTCTTCGCCTACGTTTGACAAGTTAAATAAATAACTTGGATTTAAAGGTTTATCTTGAGCAACACTTAAAGAACCTGCTGACCATATAGGCATACATCTCATTACACCTGATAATTCATTAATTAAATTAAAAGCTTCATTACTACTATTTATATTGACATTACAACTAAATCTAGCTTCTTCATTTCCAAATCCATCAGGTACTAATTCATTCGCATATTTTGAAGCGGTAATAAAGCTATACAAATCAACATTACTATATGTAGTTGCATCAGTTGATTGATCTGGAGCGAGATGATCTCCTAATCCATACCTTTTGTTAATTAATAAGTCCAATAAAATTAGAGCAGGGCACGTTGTCCATGCTGCTGCACCCATGCTTCCATCAAAGACGTAGTTATTAGGATATTTAACTCTACCAGTGGCTCTATCTATTGTTATTGTTCCACTGCTGTTTGATGCTGGTATTTTTACTTTTATGCCTCTTACTCGATATTTGCGAACTGGTATGTTACTAAATTCCTTGCTATCTACACGCAAAGCAAAATAAGCTAAATCTAAATGTCTACTCTGATCATCAAAAACTTCTTGTATAGCCGTAAAATTAAATGCACTATTTTTTTTACCTAAAACACCATCTTTTGTATCTCGTAAAACTCTTACATCAACAGGAAAAGTAGCATTACCTAAATTTATTCTATGATCTTTTGAATAAGGGTCAGCAGTCCTACCTTTAACTTTTGTGTCCACTCTTGTTACAAAATTACTTTGATTAGCGTGTTTTGTTTGAATCCTATAATTAACAGTTAATCCTCTAATATCACCATCATCTTCAAATTTTTGTAATTGTTGCCAAGTTAATGTAACTATTACAGCATCAGGGTTATCATTTGGGCTGTTATCTTCAATTCTTTGTGTAACTGCTCCAGCTACCGCACCAGCAGAATTTCCATCTGCATTTGTAACTACAGTACCTACACTAATTGGGGATCTAATTGAATTTGCAATCCCTCCCATTTTTGATTGATTTGACGTACCAAATTTAAACTTAAACTTGGTTTCTTGAAAATTAAAATGTTTATTTGCTGGATTACTATTACTAGCTACTTCATTTAATATCGGGGTATTATCAAGAAACACATCTTTTAAAGCAGCATTTTTATAATTACCACTACCTATTGGAATGTTAGCTTTTGATGGTGTTGCAAATCCTTCTATTTCTCCTTCAGATATTAAATCTTGGACAGTAAAAAATTGTCTGCTATGTAGGTTATCCTTTTGTATAAAAGGCTTTTTTCTGCCACCGCCACCACCAGCACCTCTAATAATATTATTATCTTCAGTCATTAGTCATCATCCACATCTACTTGAGCAGTATCTAAAGCTGCTGATATTACAACTGAACCTGTAAACACTTCTCCATAAATAACGGGAACTGGAATACCTGCTCTTGACGTATTTTGAATACCAGAAAAATTAAAAGATATAGATGGATCATCTTCAGATTTAAAATCAGAAATATCTGGCAAAGGGAAAAGCATTTCAGCAACACCACTTATTACTAATGAAGCTCCTAAATATACTGCGGTTTTAGCTAGAAATGTACCAGTTAATCCTTTGGCTAAACTAAAAGATGTAATGCCTCCTGTGGCAAAAGCTAAACCAATCATTGCAGCACCAAATAATGCTTTTCCAAGACCACCAGATCCAGCTATTACTGGTATAAAATGTATATCTTCCTGTCCAATGGGATAATTTATTTCACTTTCACTGATATCATAATTACCAACTTTTACTTGATAATAATTTGGATTCATATATTGTTCTACTTCTGGAAAGTTACATAATAAAAATCGAATAGCTGACCCGACACTATTTACATTAGCTTGAAATTCGTTTGCCCCTACAAACTCTGCAAGTTTTCCATATAGTTTTATTTTACGAAACATAACGATACCTAGCTCCTGTACATTTTTGTAACCATTCAGAATAAGGCTCTATACAAGATAGTCTATCGGTTAAATGATGCAAAACATCCCCATCTATAAAAATTGCCACATGATTCAAACCATTTCCTAAAATAGACATTGCTAAAACATCTCCATTTTCTAATCTTTCATCGTATCTTAATTTTCTAAAACCTGTTCTCCATGCACATTGTTCAAATAAAGGATTCTCTAAAAACTCTTCTGGTGTAGTAGGTCTATCCCAATCTCTTAATTCTATATTTTTATTTTCCTTATACCAATCTCTAACTAAACTCCAACAATCTGTTACTCCCCATACCCACTGCCGACCTAATAAAGGTGCTTCATACCCACAAGGCTCTAAATATCCCCATTGCTCAGTATTTGGATTGACTATATACCACGGTAATCCACTAGCTTCGCAACTAACTTTATCTGCTTGACTTGGACTTGGTGGAGTTAAAGGATGGCTATGAACAACAGCAACAATATCACCTAAATTATCTGCCTTCACATAATCTTCTGGATCGATAATAAAACATTGATGATCTGTCATAGATAAATTACGACAAGGATGATATCTTTGTTTTCCTTTGATATTGAGTAATAAACCGCAAGATTCTTTTGGATCTTCTTGTTGAGCGTGAAGTAATGCTTTATATTTCCAAGTCATTGTTAATTAAAAGTACCGATAGCAGGGAATAGTTTACGAGTGCATTGACGTTTTGGTAATCTTACTCCAGCCAAATCTGTAGGTGCAGCAAGTTCAAATTCAACAATTTCTCTATTTTCTACTGATTTACGATCCACATAATAAACTTCTCTTGGAAATTCTGCATTAGGGTCAGGAGTTCCAAATGGGTTTGTTCTTGTTGTCGTTGTTACATCAACTGTTTGAGTCACTGTATTTGGATTGTTCATTGTTATAGTGTTTCCCATTGCGTTTCCATGAGTAGTGCAATAATATCTCAAGTCGTTTGGTGCTGAAGGATAAACAGGTTGATAAGTTACAGTTGCATCAGTTCCTAAAACACCAGCAGTTTCAATAGTTTGTGCCCCACTAGCATCAGATGTGATTCTTAAAGGATGCCCTACGTTTGAACTATGAGATTGATCAAAAATATATGTTGAACCACGTTTCATTGTTATTACTGGTTTTTGAGTTCCGTTTATAGCAAAAACATTAACATTATTTGAGTCTTGTACGACTGTGACAGTATATGTGACAGTTTCAACATCAGATGGATCTGCCACAGTTTGAGTTGTTGTTCCAGTGACAGTTTGAATAGCTGGAAAATTTATTGCATCAATAAACCTAGCAAGAGTTCTAATCCTTGTTAATTTTGCACCAGTGAGATCATTACCTGTTGTAAATTTATTAATTTCAAGAAGAATAGTAGACATAAAACTACCTTTATTACTAACTATTATTTTTGGTCGAGGTAGTTGTCCTTTTTGAAATTTAAACCCCGAAGCTTCTACTGGATATCTGAGATATGAATTACCACCAAATACAATTTCTCCATTTGCATTTAAACTAGATCCAGCATGAAATCTATAAATAGTATCTATATTTTGAGGATTACCAGTAGGGTAATTTATACCTTCTAATAGCTGTAATTCAAACAATTCAATAATTGCAGTAGGATTTACCTTTTGTAAATCTGTAAATACTGATTGATTAGGTAGTCTTGGATATTCAGTAACTGACATTATGATGGTTCAAAAACTTCTCTAAATGTAGCCTGTATACTTGCTCTATCTAAAAAAGGAATAGATTTAGACCACTGTTCACATACAAATCTTGAAGAACTAGATTCTCCTGGAGGTGTAAAATCAAAACTTTCACTTTTTAATGCTCTTTCGTCAAAAAAATCTTCAATTTTTACTGCATCTGCTTGCGAAACTTCAAAGGTAAAGTTAAATGTTTTTGGGTTTTGATGTTCTGCGAGTCCAAAAAGTAAACGGTGTTCATAACCATCAGCAAAACGAATAGTACGAGTTAGTGGTGCGGAGCTTTTTCTTTGTCCATATCTAGGAGTCGTTCCTCCTGCAGATGTTCCAACTTGCCCGTCATTAAAGGTTGCCATTATGCAAGTAAACCTCCAGGTCTTTGTTGTTGTATTATTTCAGATTGTACCGCAGCCGAAATAAGTCGACCAAGTTCTCTACCTTGATCTTCGTCACCTTCTACATTTGATCCAGTTGCATCTACATTTACAACTATATTTGTTGAACCCATAGCGTGATT